TATGAGGATTACATGGAGAGAGATTTCGCCACATACGATCAATTAGTCGAGTGGTGTGATACAGCGAATCAGGAAGAAGTTGGGGCATATATTCTTTCATTGCTTAAAAAACGCATAGAAAAAAAGGGCTTGGATTATGGTCCATGCTCGACTGAATTGTTCACATCAGACTTGCCGCCAATTAGAGTATACAAACGTATCTTTGGTAGCTATAAAAAGGTATGTGATGAATGTGGCGTTAAACCAATGTTTGGATCGAACTTACCGCAAGAATTCCACAACGATTACAGAGACGTAAAGATTTTGATTGATACGAGAGAACAGCAACCGCTCAAGTTCCGTTACTCCGCGCCATTAAAGCTCGATGTTGGAGACTATGCTGTTACATCAGAGAACTTTAAGTATACGTATGCGGATAGAAAATCGTTTTCTGATTTTTGTAGTACTTTGTCAGCAGAGTATAAGAGATTCGTCAGAGAGTTGCAACGCTGTAGGCAATCGGAGTGCTTCTTATTCATTGTGATTGAAAGCGATTTGTATAAGATGCGCGAAATCAACAAGTATGCCCCCAAAAGATCTAATCTCGACTACATCTTCCATAACATGAAAGAACTGCAAAGAGATTTTCGAGACTGTTGCCAATTTGTTTTCGCAAAGAATAGAAGCAGCAGTCAAATACTAATACCAAAGCTACTGATGCTTGGTCCAAAAATCTGGAACGTAGATGTTCAATACTTTTTGGATGCTGGAGAAATGAATTACTTTGAAATTAAATAAATATGGCGTGGGAAAAAGGACATCAAATCTTACATAAGAAATTTGAAAATGTAAACCAAGAAATCTTGGACACAGAAGGCTTCATTGAAGAAGAAAAGGCTAAAGTTCTTTTGTACAAGTTCTTGCGCGAGAATCCATCTTTTACTTCTGAACTTATTTCAGGAATTTCATTGTTTCCATTCCAACACATGGCTATTAAGGCGATGATGGAGACGGATTACTTTTTGGGAATCTGGAGTCGTGGTCTTTCCAAATCATTTACCACTGGTATTTTCGCGGCTATGGATGCTATCTTAAATCAAGGTGTTTATATTGGCATTATATCAAAGTCTTTCCGTCAAAGTCGAATGATCTTTAACAAGATCGAAGAAATTGCCAAGAGTCCAAAAGCTGCGTATCTATCACAATGTATTACAAGAGTTAGTAAATCCAATGACCAATGGGTTATGGAAATCGGGCGTAGCAAAATCATCGCTCTTCCTCTTGGAGATGGCGAAAAATTAAGGGGTTTCCGTTTCCAACGCATGATTATTGACGAGCTTCTTTTGATGCCTGAAAAAATCATTAACGAAGTTATTCTTCCGTTCTTGGCAGTCGTGGAAAATCCAACAGAGCGTCAAAAGATCTACGATCTTGAAACAAAAATGATTGAGGCGGGGAAAATGACAGAAGAAGATCGTCACAGATGGTCTCATAACAAGATTATTGGACTATCTTCTGCTTCATACAAATTCGAATACTTGTATAAGCTTTATCAGCAATACGAAAACCTTATTCTCAATCCTTCTAATAAAGATAATGCTCATCGAGTGATTATGCATTTGAGCTACGACTGCGCCCCGAAACAACTTTACGATCAAAACCTTTTGGATCAGTCTAAAGCTACCATGAGCGAAGCTCAGTTTGAAAGAGAGTTTGGCTCGATCTTCACAGACGATAGCTCTGGTTACTTTAAGGTTAGCAAAATGGCAGCTTGTACAGTTCCTGATGGCGAAGGGCAGTCGGTAGAGGTCGTTGGTGATAAAAATAGCGAATACATACTATCATTTGACCCATCTTGGTCAGAGAGCGAAGGTTCTGATGACTTTGCTATGCATGTAATTAAACTCAATGCTGATAAACGATTCGGGACAATAGTTCACTCGTATGCTTTGGCTGGTGCAAACTTGAAAAAGCACATTGTATACTTTCACTATCTTTATACGCATTTCAATATCCGAATGATTGTGGGTGACTATAACGGTGGCGTTCAGTTTATTAATTCGTGCAATGAAAGTGAAATCTTTAAAAAGGCGGGGATTCAAATTCAATGCATTGATTCAGATTTTGATGATCCACAAAACTACAATGCCGATTTGCGCAGTGCTAGAAATCAATACAATGTAGAATCAAAGAAAATATGCATACTTAGAAAGCCTAGCTCATCGTGGATTCGTTCGGCAAATGAGATGCTGCAAGCTGCTTTTGATCATAAGAAGATTTGGTTTGCTGGTACAGCTTTAGATGACGATTATTCGCGGCAAAAGTCAGCAGTGATTCCTATTGATGAGATTGCATTCTCACGATACAATGATGAAGGCGACTCATACGCAAAACAAATAGATTTAATTGAGCATTTGAAAGATACAATTGATGCTACTAAAGTTCAATGCGCATTGATTCAAGTATCTACGACAGCGAATGGTTCTCAATCATTTGATTTGCCATACAACCTCAAGAAGCAGCGAAACGCTGATAAAGCAAGAAAAGACTCTTACTCTGCTCTAGTGCTTGGTAATTGGCTCATGAACATTTATTTCGATATGATGGCGACTCCAGAGGCAGCTGCACAGACTACATTTGTTCCAATGTTTGTTGATTAACTTTTAAAGTTAACTTTTAGACTTTTTTGTGTAATATAGAGTAATGGATAAGCGACATTATAACAAAAAATCAGACTACTGGAAAAAATTCGAAAAATCGCAAATTAAAATCATGGCAAATGCTCATGAAGACTATGAGCCAGAACTATGTGGCGAACCGTTTTATGTTGCAGAGGCATCGCTGAATACTTCTTTTGCAAACGATGACTATAGTCGCGTAGATAGTTCTTCTCGTAGCGGTAGCCGCAGGAATAGAGCTGCAACCTCAAGAACTCATGATCGCTTTAGTAGCATCCGTAATGGGCTTTTGCCTTATAGCTATGCTATGGATGGTGTCAATGTTCGCGAGGCAATCGAACTGTGCCAAAAAGCTTATGCCAATGTCGCTGTATTCAGAAACTCTATCGACATCATGTCTGAGTTTTCCAATACTGAACTATATCTTGATGGCGGATCGCAAAAGAGTCGCGATTTCTTCAATCAGTGGTTTAAGAAGATCAAGCTATGGCGTTTGAAAGATCAATTCTTCAGAGAATTCTATCGCAGTGGAAACATTTTCTTTTATCGCGTGGATGGAATGATTCAAACTAAAGACTTTACTAAGTTAATGCAGCAAATCGCGGAAGAGCAGCCGACTTCCAACAAAGTTCCCGTTAGATATATTTTGCTTAATCCGTTTGATATTGTCGCAAAACGCGGATCGAGCTTTGAGACGGGATCGTATGAAAAAATTCTTTCTGAATACGAGATGGCTCGTTTGCAAAATCCAGTTTCTGACGAAGACAAGGAAACCCTTAATGGTTTGCCTGAGAATGTAAGAGAAGATATTAAAAGAGGAGCTTATTATCAAAATGGATTAAAAATCAAACTCGATCCAGAAAAAATCATTTTCGTTTTCTACAAAAAACAAGACTACGAACCATTTGCAATTCCATTTGGCTATCCAGTCTTGGAAGATATTAATGCTAAGCTTGAATTGAAGAAAATGGATCAAGCAATTACTCGCACTGTTGAGAATGTCATTCTATTGATTACAATGGGAGCTGAGCCAGAAAAAGGCGGCATCAATCAAAACAACTTGATGGCTATGCAAAAACTATTCAAGAACGAAAGCGTTGGTCGAGTTCTTGTTTCTGACTATACCACAAAAGCTGATTTTGTTATTCCTGATTTGAACAAGGTTCTTGGTCCAGAAAAGTATAAAGTTCTCAATGAAGACATTAAGCAAGGACTTCAAAACATTATTGTCGGAGAAGAGAAGTATAGCTCTACAGAAGTTAAAGCAGAAATCTTTTTGGATAGACTTAAAGAAGCTAGAAATGCGTTCTTGAATGATTTCTTGCAGCCCGAAATTAAAAGAATCGCTAAAACCCTTGGATTGAAAAAATATCCTACTGCTAAGTTTAGAGATATTGATATTAGAGACAAGACGCAGCTTATGCGCGTAACTACTCGATTGATGGAGCTTGGTATTATCACTCCGCAACAAGGTATTGACATGTTCCATACTGGCGAGTTTCCAAAATCAGAAGATATTGCGCCATCTCAGCCAGAATTTGTTTCGCAGCGCAAAGAAGGTTACTACAATCCAATCGTCGGCGGCATTCCAACAATCTCGCCGCCAGCGCCGAAAGTTCCTAAAGATTCTGGACCGATTAATGCGACTCCAAAAGTTGCTGGTCGCCCAGAAGGAACAACTGGCATTCCATTGGCGAAAGCTAAAGTATCAGTAAAGAATATTCGCGGCATTGTAACGAAAATTGAATCTCTTCGCGCATCTATCGAAACCGAATTGAAAGGATCTTTGTCGCTGGAAACATTATCTGATAATCAACAGGAAATGGTGAATAAGTTGTGCGAAACCGTTGTTGTTTCAAGCAATTTAGAAAGTTGGGATGAAGTCGCATCTTCATGTGTAAAGAATTTTGAGAATATCGCTTCTTTATCTACTATGCCAGAAGTATTAGAAGCAGCAGCCGAATTTGAAATCGAAGACGATTATTCTGCGGCATTATTATACCATTCACAAACAAAATAAATGAAAATTAATCCCGAAGATATTAAAGTGCCACTCGAAAAAGTAGTGGAAGTTAAAAACAGAGAAGTTCAAGTGTCCCTTGCTAAAATGGATAACGGCAAAGCCGCAATCTATAAAACATTCATGAGCGCATGTGCATCAGACGATAAAGCTTTAGTTGATACTACAGATATGGATGACGAATCAACCATGAAAGCTTGTATGGTGCAATTTGACAATATGAAAGCAATGCTTATGGAAAAAAGTAATTCTGGAGAATTGACACCAGCGCAAAAGAAACTTCCACCAGCTCTTCAAAAAGCCATCCTCAAAAAGATGGATAAGCCATCTGATCCCGCTTCTCACGAAAACAAAGAAACTGACGAAGAGGAAGAAATGGAAGAGGGCGAAGACGATTAATTTTAAATATGAAAAAAAATTATCTATACACAGCTTCTTTTGATTCGCCGATTCTTGCTTATGCGCGAGAAGAGGAGTCGTTTATATCTAAAGCTTCATTGAAAAACTTGCGGTCTTTGTTGCCGCAGGATATTGACTTCTCGCAGAATATTGACCTGCTTGGAGTAGCTTTTAATGCGGCAGTAGTTAATCAATTCAACAAGAATGACGATGGTATTGACTCTGCTTTGGCGGCACAAGTAGTTCAAAACTTTAAGCATAAACCTACTAATATCGAACACAATAAAGAAAACATTGTCGGACATATTATCAACGCTGGATTTAGCGAATATAATAATTCCAATAAAATGATTTCAGCAGAAGAGGCTCGCGATATGAAAGATCCTTTCAATATTGCCTTGGGCGCTGTTGTTTATAAACATGTAAACAAAGACTTTGTAAAATTGATTGAAAGATCGGTTGACGAATTTGATACACTTCACGAAGCAGTTTCTGCTAGCTGGGAAATTGGCTTTAGCGAATATGACATTTTAGTCGGCAGCAAAAACATGAAAGATGCTGAGCGTATTGATCCAAAACACTTCAACGAAATTAAACCGATGCTCAAAGCATACGGTGGCAATGGAGCAATGAAAGATGGAACTAAAGTTTATCGACTTCTTAAAGGAGAAATCTTCCCACTTGGTATCGGCTTTACTACTAAGCCAGCCGCCGATGTAAAAGGTTTGTATTCTGAAAATGCAACTACCAATAATATCACCTTCAAAGACAAAAGAGATGCAAAAGCCTATTTTGATATTAAAAATAACATTTTTTCTAAAAAAAATACCGCTTTTATTTCCCATTTAGATAATGGTGATGTAAAAAACAAAAAAGAAACTAATATGGATATTGAACAAATTCTTGCCGAACTGAAAGGTCTCCTTGTTGAGAAGAAATTCTCCGAAGAGGCAGTTGCTAATATGACGCAGACCTTCGCTGAAGCGATTAAAAAGAAAGACGCAGAATATCGCGATTCTATGACCAAAGCCGAAAAAGAAAAAGAAGACATGGCTAAGGAAAAAGAAGAAATGAAAGATTCTGTTAAAAAAGTTGAAGCTGAACTCAAGGCTGCTGTTGAAAAAATTCAAGAGTTTGAAAACTTCCAAAAACAAGAAGAAGCTGTTGCTCGTTTC